CGCGCGTCTGCACGTTGACGAGGCTCCCTGACGGTGCCTGATCAAATCCCCACGGCGATCTGGCTCCGCCTCCGCGAGGTCCTGGCCGAGGTGGAGGCCGGCCGGTGGAACGGGGGGGTCCAGATCGTGCTGAACGTGAGCCCGTGCGGCCGGGTTACCAGCCTCGAAGCGAAGGGGCGTTTGGAAAACCGCGATCGTGTGGTAGAGTAGTCGCCGACTTCCGTCCTGCCACCTAGGGGCGACCGAGCGAGACACGCCGAGCCCCGCATCCGGGCGTTGGTGCCCATGCGGGGAGCGTGTGCCCGGACCGGCTCCGACCCCGACCGCCCTCAAGCTCCTGCGCGGCAACCCCGGCCAGCGTCGCCTCCGCCACGGGGAGCCGAAGCCCGCCCCCGCGCCATCTGCCGACCCCCCCGCGCTGACCGACGCTGCCCGCGCGATCTGGGCGGAGCTGGCCGCCGACCTGGTGGCCGTCGGCTGCTGGGCACGTGTGGACCGGCGGACGCTGGCGACGGCCTGCCGCCTCCAGGCGCTCGGGGAGTCGCTGCTTGCGGTCTGCGAGGCCGGCCCGCTCATCGACGACACCCCCACCAACGGCCGGCAACCCGTCGCGGAGTTCCGCGCGGCGCTGGCGGCGCTGACCGAGGCGCAGAAGATTCTGAGCCGCTTCGGGGTCACGCCAGCGGATCGCGTCCGCCTCGCCCCACCCACGCCGCCGAACCCGGAGAGCAAGTGGTCGGGACTGCTCCAGCGCGCCCGCGCCAAGTAGCGCGTCCGACCCGTCCCCCGCGGACGGTCGCGGCCGAGCGGGTGGTCAGGTTCGTGCGGAACCTGACGCACACGAAAGGGGAGTTCGCGGGCGAGCCGTTCCGCCTGCGCCCGTGGCAGGAGCGGATTCTCCGCACGCTGTTCGGGACGGTGCGCGACGATGGGCGCCGACAGTACCGGACGTGTTACCTCGAAGTTGGGAGGAAGCAGGGGAAAACGGAAATCGCGGCGGCACTCGCGCTGTATATGCTCCTCGCCGACGGAGAACCTGGCGCTGAGGTGTACGGCGCGGCTGTCGATCGAGAGCAAGCCAGTCTCGTCTTCCGAGCGGCCGAGACGATGGTCCGCGCAGACCAGGAACTCCTCGCGCAAGTCGAGATCATCCCGAGCCAGCGGCGCATTGTCCACGTGTCCTCCGGCAGTGTCTACCGTGCGATTCCCGGCGAAGCCGCGAGCGCGCACGGCTACAACGCCTCCGCGATTATCTACGACGAGCTGCACGCGGCGCCGACGCGCGACCTGTGGGACGTGCTCACGACGAGCACGGGCGCCCGTCGGCAACCGCTCACCGTGGCCATCACCACGGCCGGCTTTGATCGCGCCTCGATCTGCTGGGAGCTCCACGCCTACGCGGAGAAGGTGCGCGACGGCGTGCTCGTCGACCCGACGTTTCTTCCGGTGCTCTACGGCGCGCCGCTGGACGCTGACTGGCTCGACGAGGCGGTGTGGCGGGCCTCGAACCCGGCGCTCGGGGACTTCCGCTCGCTTGAGGAAATGCGCGTCGCCGCCCAGCAGGCCCGCGAGGTGCCAGCACGGCAGAACACGTTCCGCCGGTTGTACCTCTGCCAGTGGACTGAAAGCGAAACCCGGTGGCTCGACCCGGAAGCCTGGGCCGCGTGTGCGGGTCCGGTCGAGTGGTCGTCGATGGCGGGACTCGTCCGCGGTCGGCGCGCGTGGCTCGGGCTTGACCTGTCTAGCACGGCCGACCTCACCGCGGCGGTCGCGTGCGTGCCTGACGCCGACGGGGCTTATGACGTGCTCGCGCACTTCTGGCTGCCAGCGGAGAACCTCAAGAGGCGCGTCGAACGCGACCGCGTGCCCTACGACGCCTGGGCGCGCGACGGTGCCCTCACGCTGACCCCCGGCAACGTCGTGGACTACGCCCACGTCCGCGCCACCGTCCGCGAGTGGGCCGCGGCGCTGCGCGTTGTCGAGGTCGCGTATGACCCGTGGAACGCGACGAGCTTGACCACGGACCTGCAATCCGACGGCGCGGTCTGCGTGCCGATCCGGCAGGGGTTCGCGTCGCTGAGTGCCCCGACCAAGGAGCTGGAGACCCTGGTGCGCTCGCGCCGCCTCCGCCACGGCGGCCACCCCGTGCTGACCTGGTGCGCGAACAACGTGGTCACTGAGGAGGACGCAACCGGGAACCTCAAACCGTCGAAGCGGAAGTCAACCGAGCGGATCGACGGCATCGTGGCGACGATCACCGCCATGGCCCGCGCGATGGTGCGCGTGGAGGAGCCCCCGCCGTGGGACGGGCATCTGCTGGTGGTGTGATGAGACCCGACGTGCTGATCGACCTCGCCGGTCTCATCGGCTTCGCGTCCATGGTCGCCGGCCTCGCGCTCTGGTCGCTGTCCGCGGCGCTGATCGGCGGGGGCGGGACGCTCTTCCTCGCCGCGTGCTGGCTGGCCGCCGCGCGGCCGCCGGGGCGCTAGTGGGCCTGCTGACCTCGATCATGCACGGCGTCGGCATCCGGGCGTCCTACGCCAGCCAACCCTCGGACGACTTCTGGTACAGCCCGGTCTCGCGCATGACCGAGGCCGGCGTGCCGGTGACGCCCGACTCCGCGCTCACGATCGGCGCGGTGTTCGCGGCCGTCCGGCTCCTCGCGGAGACCGTCGGCGCGCTGCCCTGCGATGTGTTCGAGCGCCTGGCCATCGGCAAGCGGGCGGCCCCTGAGCAGCGCATCCAACAGCGGCTCTCTGGGCAGGCCAACGCGTGGCAGACCTCGCAAGAGTGGCGCGAGATGATGACCGGGCACTGCGTGCTGCGCGGCAACGGCTACAGCCGCATCGTGAGCGGGCGCGAGGGGTTCGCGGAGGAGTTGGTCCCGCTGCATCCCGATCGCGTGACAGTGGAGCAGCAGCAGCCCTCCCGGCGTCTGGTCTACACGCACCGCCCGGCGCGCGGCGCCCCTGAGACGTACACGCAAGACGAGATGTTCCACCTCCGCGGCCTGGGCGACGACGGGATCACCGGCTACTCCGTGATCACCTACGCGCGGCGGTCGATGGGGCTCTCGATCGCGATGGAGTCGCACGCCGCGCGGCTGTTCTCGCAGGGCGCACGGCTCGGCGGCATCGTGACGCACAAGGGCACGTTCGGAAGCAAGGAGGCGCGCGAGAACTTCAAGGCCGACTGGCAAAGGTTCTACGGCGGCCTCGAAGGCGCGCACAAGACGGCCGTGCTGGAAGAGGGCATGAACTGGCAGGCCGTCTCCATGACCTCGGAGGACGCCCAGTTCCTGGAGTCGCGCGAGTTCGGCATCCGCGACGTGGCCAGGTGGTTCAACATCCCCGAGCACATGCTCCGCGTCGCCCGACAGCCGACGTTTGCCAGCATCGAGCAGTTCGGCATCGAGTTCGTCGTCTACTCGCTCCTGCCGTGGGTCACGCGCTGGGAACAGACGATCGGGCGGGACCTCATCCTCGATCCCGTGCGTTTCTTCGCCAAGCTCAAGCTCCAGGGCCTCCTCCGCGGCGACAACGCGAGCCGCGGGCAGTTCTATCGGAACATGGTCGAGACCGGGATCATGACCCGGAACGAATGCCGCGCGCTGGAGGACCTCGACCCGCTGGAGGGGCTCGATGAGCCGCTGACCCCGCTGAACATGGCACGCGGGACCCCGCCCGCGGCGCTCTCGCCGGGTCTGGCGCGGAGCACGTCGGTCCTCGCCGACACCGCGACTCGCGCCGTCCGCCGCGAGATCGCCGACGTGAGCAAGGCGGCCACCCCTTCTCATCTCGCCGACGTGGACGGCTGGCGCGCCTGGGTCGATCAGTACTACGCGCGCCACGCGGCGTACCTCAGCGAGGCGTTGCACCTCGATCTGGCCGACGCTCGCACGTTCGCGCTCGCCCATCGCGCGGCGCTCCTCGCCGAGGGCCCCGACGCGCTGGATCGCTGGGAGAGCGAGGCACCCGCCGAGCTGCTGGCGCTCTGCGAGGCCCCGGCGCCCCCGGTCGATCTGCGCCCCGCGATCACCGAGGCGGCGCGCGAGCTGGGTCGGGCGATGGTGGAGAGCGCGCGTCTGACCCCGCCCGCCCAGGTGACCGTCTCGCAGGCGCCCATCACCGTCACGCCTCCCGCCGTCAAGCTCACCACCACGCGCCACCTCGGTCGCGCCGCGATGCGGACCGTGAAGGCGGCGGACGGGAGCGTGTCCGTGCTGCCGATCGAGGGCCAGGGGGGATTGCGCGTGATCAAGAGCGAGACCGGACAGGTGACGCTCCTGCCGATCGAGGACGTGGGG